AGTGGCAGACATCCCCCCAAGATGGCTGCGGCAGATGCATGTCTGGGGTCGGAGTGGCAGCTTCCGGCCCCAGGCGACATCGCGGGTCCTTCCGTGGGCCAACCGTATACGGTGCGGCTTAGCGCGCGGGTTTGACGCGGCTAAACAAGTTGAAAAGCCTAAACGAAACAGGGGCTAAACCAAGTGTTAGCCTAAACGGGAGTGTTCATGTCGATGCTGACAGCGACGGAGCTGGCAGGCCGACTTTCCTTGTCGAAAGGACGGATCAGTCAGCTGGTGAGCGACGGACGGCTCGACGGGTGCTACGAGGGCGAGGGCCGCCAACGCCGCTTCGACCTCGAAAAATGTAAGGCCGCACTGAGCGGTCGTCTCGACCCGGGGCAGATGCTGGGCAACGGGGCAAAAACCAAGGAGAAGCTGCGGGACGATCCGCCCTCTGAAAAGCGGGGCGATCTGCTGGAGCCGCGCGATCCTGATCGATATGAGCTGGCCCGCACGCTCAAGGTCGAAGAGGAAGCTCGCCGCGCGCGGCGCCTGAATTCTGAAGCTGAAGGTACACTGGTCCATGCTGACGCGGTGGCGATGGAGGTTACACGTCAGATCGGTCAGGAAATCGCGCAGTTCGAGGCAGTAATGCGGGATGCAGCCAGGGCTGTCGCTGATCGGATGGGCGTTGATTACAGAACGGTCCGCCAGATCCTGATCGAAACATGGCGCTCACATCGATCGGAAAGGGCAGACAAGCTCGAAGAGAAGGCCGCCACCGCCGCCTTGTCTGACGCCGAGAAAGCGGCCGATTTCTGACATGGGCTTTCTGGTTTCGGCAGAGCGTACCGTAGCAATGGCGCTCGCCAAGGGGATGCGGCCGCCCCCGCCGCCGGACATCTCGCGATGGTGCGAGGAAAATATCGTTTTTGATGAGCGGTCGCCGATGCCGGGGCCGTATCGAAGCGATCGGTTTCCGTTCTTGCGCGAAATCCACGATTGTTTGTCGCCCGAGCATCCGGCCCGCGAGGTCACGATCATGGGATCGGCGCAGTGGGGCAAGACTGTGTCGATCATCAACCCGGTGATCGGCGCATGGCACGCTTACGGTCCGGTTGACAGTCTGGTCGTTCATCCGACGACCAGCTCTGCCACTGAATGGGCGGACAACAAGTGGCTACCGATGCGCCGTCAGGCGCCAAGCTTGCTTGCCGTGTTCGGTGACGGTCGGGGTGGCGACAACAAGGACGCGAAGTTCAACCAGGAGACCCTGGCGCGGAACGGATCGCTCAAGATCGCCAGTGCCGGGTCTCCTGATGACCTCGCTGGAACGACGCGGCGGCTGGTTGTGTTGGACGACCTGGCAAAATTCGAGATGACTGCAAAAGGCGATCCGGAGGCGCTTGCGGAAAGTCGAGCGTCTGGGTTCGAGGACGCAAAGATCGTCAAGGTATCGACACCGCAGGTGAAGGGTACTTGTCGGATCAGCCGGTCGTTCGAGCGAAGCGACAAGCGGTTCTACTTCGTGCCATGCCCGCATTGTGGTCATGAAGCGCCTTTCACATGGGAGAATTTTCGGAAGAACCTCGACCCGGAACGTCTGCATGCGGCCGGGTTCACTTGCGACAGTTGTGGATGCGCCATCTCGCACGCCGACAAGGTCGAAATGGTCGCTAAGGGTAGGTGGGTCGCCACCAACCCGAATGGCGATCATCCTGGCTTTCACCTCTGGCGGGCTTATGTGCCACAGCGGGATTGGGCGTCGATCGCAATCGACTATGCCCGTGTCGCAGGATGGCTGACAGCCCGCGCGAACGGGCAGACCGACGTCAGCCTGGCGGAAAAGATCGAGGCCGAGACCGAGCAGACATTTTTCAACGATGTGCTCGGTCTTCCATACGAACAGGCCAGCAAGGGGCCCGACTGGGAGGCGCTGCGCGATCGGGTCGAGAACGCGCCGGAGGACGAAGGACGCCCGAGAGCGATTGTTCCCGCCCGGGGTGTGATCTTGACGGCCGGCGTCGATTGCCAACAGGACCGCACGGAGGTTCACGTAGTAGCTTTCGGCGAACAATATCGCCGGTGGACAATCGACTACATCGTCATCCCGCATCACATCGGGGACGAAGCAGGGCGTGAGGCGCTCGATGCACTGCTCAAGACGACGTGGCGCACGGAGCGGGGCCTACGTCTGGCGCTTGACATGATGGCCATCGATGGCGGGACATATACCGAGGATGTCTGGAGTTTTGCCAAGCGCTGGCCCTGGTCCCGCGTCATCATCGTGAAGGGCGCCAGCACGCAGACCGGTCCCGTGATGGTGCCGCAAAAATTCGAACGCCGACCAGACGGTCAAGCCAAGCGCAAGCAGAAACGCGCCTTCATGTTGAACGTCAGCCAGATGAAGGCCGACTTCTATGCCTGGCTCGACAAAGAAGACCCGGTCGAGCGTGGCTATTGCCACTTTCCGAGAGGTATGGGCGACGAGTTCTATCGCCAGATCACCTCCGAGGTCCGGGTTCTGAAGCGAAACCGGGCGGGAGTCGTCACGAGCTCCTGGGAGTTGGCGGAGCCGACCCGTCGAAACGAGGGTCTGGACACGATGAACTACGCGGAAGCTGCCGCCCGCCGAAAGGGCTGGACGGCGATGACTGCGGAGCAATGGGCGGCCCTCGACATCGAGCGCGGAGCCGAACCCGATGAGCCGCAAGGCGATCTTTTCGATGCCGAGGTGCCCGTCGCGGCGCCGGAGTCGGCAACGGCACCGCAACCTGTCGGCCGTCGACGCGGCCGCCGCGGGCAAGTGAGGTAAGACACCATGTCGATCGACTACCAGTCGCGCCTGACCAAGGTTCAGGCGGCAATCAACGCTATCCTGGACGGCGGGGTGCAGAGCTACACGCTCGACGGCCGCAGCCTGACGAAACTGGACCTGGGCTGGCTGACACGCGAGGAATCCCGGCTCGAAGCGAAGATCGCGCGTGCCTCGCGGCGACGCGGCGCCTTCCGGCGGGTGGACCCGCTGTGAGCGGCATGAAGTTCCGCCTCAACGGCCTGGATCGCATCGTCGGGTATTTCGCACCGGCCCAAGCTCTGCGTCGCGGATTCGCGCGGGGCATGATGGCGCGTGTCGAGGGGCGGGGGTATTCCGGTGCGGGCCGCACCAAGGGGAGCGTCAGCCAGTGGTCTGCTCTGGGCGGGAGTGCCGATGCTGACACGCTGATGGACTTGGAAGCCTTGCGCGCCCGGTCCCGCGACCTCGTGCGGAACGATCCTCTGGCCCAGAGCGGAATTTCGACCAAGGTGGTCAATGTCATCGGGCCCGGCCATGTCGTGCGACCCGAGATCAACCAGGATCGTCTCGGCCTGACTGAGGCAGAGGCGGAAGCGTGGGAGGCCCGCGCCCTCGATATCTGGCTGGAATGGTCGCGGAGTGCTGACTGCGACGTCACTCGGACGCAGACTTTTGCAGGGCTTGAGGACCTGGCCTACCGGTCGCGGCTTCTGTCAGGCGACGTGTTCATGATCCGCCGGTTCAAGGAACGTGAGGGGAGACTGCTCGCCACCTGTTACCAGGCCGTCGAAGCGGACAGGGTCTCGAACCCCAACTGGAAGGCGGACAGTTCAACGCTTGCCGGAGGCGTGGAACTGGACGCAGACGGAGCTCCGCTCGCATACCACGTTGCGAACCGGCATATCATCGATCGCACGATGGCCGGGACGACGGAGTGGCGGAGAGTCCCGGCTTTCGACAGTACAGGTCGGCGACTGGTCCTGCATATTCACGGGACACGCTGGCGTCCCGATATGACCCGATACGCCCCCATGCTGGCGCCGGTCATCGAGTCCCTGAAGCAGCGATCGCGCTATTCCGAGGCAGAGCTGATGGCCGCCGTGGTCAGTGCCTGTTTCGCCATCGGCATGAGGTCGGATGACGGGGATCTGGGGGCCGGTCTGGCAAATGGGTCGGCACAGCCTTCCGACAGCTCTGGGTCGGGTAACCCGATCGAGATCACCGAACCGGGACAGGTGTTCGACCTTATGCCGGGAGAAGAAGTTTCCAGCTTCTCTCCGGGCCGTCCGAACCCGGACTTCGGTCCGTTTATCGAGGCTGTGGCTGTCGAAGTTGGGGCAGGGACCGATCTGCCCTACGAATTGCTGCTGAAGAAGTTCCAGGCCAGCTATTCCGCCTCGCGGGCGGCGATGGAAATGGCGTGGCAGTTCTTCCGGGCGGACCGGGCGCTGCACGTCTCACAGTTCTGCCGGCCCGTCTACGAGGACGTCATCACCGAAGCGGTTGCACGGGGCCTTCTCGGCGCGCCGGGGTTCTTTACTGACCCGCTGCGCCGTCAAGCCTGGCTCGGGGCGGAGTGGATGGGCCCGGCCCGACCAACGATCGATCCGGTCAAGGATGCCACGGCCGATGAGAAATATCTCGGCATGGGGGTGACCTCGCGCACCCGTATCGCAGCCGAACGGTTCGGCCAGGACCAACGCCAGATCGCACGGCGTCGTGCGCGCGATGGAAGTGACGAGGTAACGGCCGGCTCGATCGAGGCCAGCGACCCCGCTGGAGAGGCGGAAGACAAGAACGACAGTGACAAGGAGACCAGCTGATGACGCAGGCTGACACGATGCAGATCGCGCAGCGCGCGTTCAACACCCCCTTGATGCTCGACCCGGCCAAGGCCGCGGTCATCGCACGTCACCTTGGGCCTCGATTCCTGCACTCCGGTGGCCCGGTGGAGGTGGTCGGATTCGAAGGCCGGACATCGGAGGCCCATGTGGCGCCTCGGGCGGCGTCGCTTCTGGGCGACGAGGTCCACCAGCACGTCCGACGTAGGCAGAGCTATTCGGTGG